GATTAAATGGGCCCCTCTTGCTCTAAGATATCGTAATACTCTTAGCCAAATCTTCAAATCAGGAAATTCACATTTGGCAGCTTCCTTGCGGAAACTATCAATTGTTAATGACCCTGAAGGTAAAGCTAGGATTATTTGTATCTTTGATTATTGGTCTCAGGTTAGCTTGAAAGGAGTTCATGACTGGGCACTTTCTCAATTAAGAGAAATACCTCAGGATAGAACTTTCGATCAAGATCCCTTTAAGATCAATAAAGAAGGACCTTACTATAGTATTGATTTAACCGCTGCAACTGATAGATTTCCAATAGAGCTACAAGTAGCACTATTTGGTAATTTATCTAGCACATCAGTGGCTCAGGCATGGAAAGAAGTATTGGTCGGACAAGAAGTATATGTTCCTTGGGAGAAAAGTTCTGTATTTTACAAAACTGGTCAACCAATGGGAGCATACTCCTCTTGGGCTATATTTGCATTAACACATCATTTCGTAGTACAATATAGTGCTAAACAAGAGGGTATTAACCTCCCATTTAGTGACTATATGTTATTAGGAGATGATATTGTTATTGCTAATAAAGCTGTAGCCGAACGATACATTCAAAACATGACTGATTTAGGTGTTGGAATATCTTTGCATAAAACACATGTGTCAAATGATACATATGAATTTGCGAAAAGATGGATACATAAAGGAGTAGAAGTTAGTGCTTTACCGCTAAAAGGACTATTGTCCACTAGAGGTAAGTACTATCAACTAATCCCACTTATATATCACATCATTTCAGGTATGCCAGCTAAAGTTTACTCTAGCGTGCCTGGTCTTGTTTATGATTTCTATGTGAGAACAGGACTTAATATTAGACACGCAAGATCCATGTATAACCGCACAGCTGAATTTTCAGCTGTTTGGAAATACATTAGATATGGTTCCGAAGATCAAATCTTAGAATTAATTCAAAGAAATGATAAGGAATCACATCCATTCCCTAGAATCGGTACAACCGATTCTAAAGAATATCTTGATTGGCTATTAGAAAGAACTGTAACACGAGAAATCATCGCAAGAAACGAGTCACTTAAAGCATTCCTAGTTGGAATGCATGAAAGATGGCATCGTTTATTTGTGGAGAATTTGGTAGACCACACCGGCTTCAAAGAAGAAGTCTATCCTGCACTTTCATATCACCCCTCATGGCAAAGCCTAATGGCTGAGTATGGGAAGGTATCTGAAAGAGCAGATAAAATTATTGCGAAAAGAGATTGGAGACAACTTTTAGAAGTTGTTACCATACCTGATCCTAATAAAATTATATTTGATAGAAATAATCTTGAAGTTACCCAGAGTGTAGCGAAGTTTGCTAAGGATATTTTTAAAACTGCAGCAATGCAGCGTAAAAAAGATACTTGGTTTATGGCACAATTTGACTAGGCTCTTATTGTAGTAATTAAACTACTAGAGTGTAATCAAGCTGATTCATAATCAAACTAAGATAGTATGGGATAGTGAATTTTCTCTGGTACTTTGTACAGATTCTCCTCTAGGTCTACTTGATAGTTGGAAGCGTGAGATAACTATGTTATCAATACCACCACCGATGATGCGAGGGCCCTCTCTAGTAATAGAGAGAAGCCGAGGCTCGGCTGTACTACCGTGAATAGCACTATCGGTTTTCCGTACGCGTACTTAGATGGGCACCCTCACTTTGAGTGCAGCTCTCTTTGAACGTCAAAGAAAAC